GGAGAAATCCTCTCTCGGTAAGATAGCCTTATCGGCTAGCCTAACGATGTGTGGCTCAATTGCCTTTACTCATTGAGTCCTGCATCATAGGGTTAGTCCCCACGCGCCATTTAGACGCGGCATCGGCTTGGGTAGAAAGTTTATCTGGAAACAGAAACTGCTGCCTATAGGCCGTACCGTGGTAGGTCGCTAATCGGTAGACCACTGGAGGACAAGAATTCGCGCTCAATCTAGAGCTGAGGGGTTGATCTTTAGTGACTCTATAAGGTTAGTGAAACCTAAGGAGTACGACTTCCGCCTTCTAAGGCTGCCTGCGGCCCTCATAGGATGAATTTCCTATGCGGAAACCGGGGTTAATCGTTAAAAAATATAACTAATAACCATGACACAATCTCGAAAACAAACGAACAGCATTTTATTTTCAGCTGATCGGCTGCAATCCCGATTGCGACAGGTCGTTAGGTCGATTAATGGCATGATCCAAGGAAACTTGGGTCGCCCTCTACTTAAGGTATTACTTTATTTACCTTCTGTATTGGGAATTAAGTCTACGATCTATGTGGTAAAGGTTCTTCTAGTATACGCTAAGGCGGTACATTCCTTATGGATGGCAAGTGGGATGCGCTATGTGGTTATCTACCTAAAAGCGTGTCATACACTTCTCCAGCAGGCGTGTGCCGGCCAGAAGCTTTCCGACACTGGCTCATTAGGAGCCCGTGTTAGGCGGACGAGGGGAGGAGGTTTACCTACCCTCATTCCAGTAACGCATCGCAAAGAGATAAGTAAAGGTAACAAGATGATAATACGTCTCTGGTTATCTCTCTTCTCGATATATCGAGTGATCGATATACCGGGACGCGTCAATCTAGGTACTATTATTGCTCCTTATTCAGGAGAGACGGTTATCTTAACAGAGTTTAGTCGCTTTGTTGGGAAATTTTATCTTTTGGTTAAGGAGAAGTTTACGGTACCCGGGTCGATTACTGATGCTCTTTACGATGGTGCAATCGATTTTCTGAAACAGCTTCGAGCGAAGCCGTTTCTGATTACCGCTGCCAGCCCTGTCCTTTCGGGTAAGGCTGTCAAGTGGCTATCAACTTCACCGATCGCGATTTTATTAAGCGTTCGAGTGTGGAACGACGAGCATAATCGACCTCTGAGAAGACTCTTGGAGGATTGGTGTGCTATGACGGGAAACATTTGGATGCTGAATCGGATGGAACTATGGGCCAAGGGCCCGAGGGACGTTCGAGATAAGAAGACGACGGTCACACCCTCCGGTGAGTTAATCACCGGGGGAGTCGACCTTGTGGATTGGCTTCCACAGGTAGGCAAGAAGGTTGGTAGTACTTGGCAACACTTCCTTGGGAAGTTAGGGTTCAAGAAAGAAGCCGCCGGGAAAGTTAGAGTCTTCGCTATGGTTGACTGCTTTACGCAATGGGTAATGGATCCATTGCATCAAGCGATCTTCCAACTCTTGCGAGTCATCCCGCAAGATGGTACGCACGATCAGGTAAAACCGCTTGATCGTCTGCTTGAGCGACAGAGGGAATTGAGGGACAAGAATCGGCCTCCTGGTGATACCCATAAGGGGAAATCACGAGGTCGTGCACTGTCTCGAGAAACCTTCGGTTTGTTCTCGTTCGATCTGTCGTCTGCGACGGATCGTTTACCGCTGGTCTTCCAGAAAGTGCTCCTTTCGCCTATTTTAGGGGCGTGGGGAGCAGAAGTATGGGGTTGCCTATTGGTTGCCCGTGACTACCTTTACACTCGAAAAGATGAATTCGGGTTAAAAGGTGGTTCTGTTCATTACAGAACAGGTCAACCGATGGGAGCCTTGTCTTCCTGGGCCATGTTAGCCTTGACTCACCACTGCATAGTGCAGTGGGCCTGGTTTAATGTATGCAAGAAGGGCCTTGGAATTTGGTCTTGGTACCGGGACTACGCCGTCTTAGGTGATGACGTAGTAATCCTGGGACGCCAAGTAGCAAAGGAGTATGTTAGATTGATGACCGCATTAGGCGTTCAGATATCGATGCATAAGTCTTTGGTTTCTACAACCGGTTTGGGACTCGAGTTCGCTAAGCGTACTTTCCTGAGAGGAGAGGACGTCAGCGCGGTCCCTCTGCCGGAGCTGCTGGTTGCACGGCAAAACATGCCTGCGCTTATGGAGCTCTGTCGGAAGTACCGAATGACTTTAGGACAGTATTTGTCTTTCCTGAAGTTTGGTTATCGGGCCAAGGGGGGAGCAACAGCTCACCTTTGGAGAATCTCGAAACGGTTGAGAAACTACTTGGTAGCTTTCTATTCTCCGTCCATGCCCGCCTCATTAGGTCTGGTTCAATGGTTATCAATGCGCACAATTGGTAGCTATTACAAGACTTCTAAGGCGAAAATGGACGCCCTTCTCAACCAGTTGATCGTGAATGAGCGGAAAGCTCTTCTCGAGATGTTGGATAGGCTGCAGCCTCTTGTTTCGGAAGCGAAGCGATTGGGTACGGTCTATAGAGATAGGGAGCATTATGGGACTGCACCTAGGGGTGCCGACCGAACATATTTTCATCCGGGTATGTCAATCACCGTCCCTCAGGAGGTGGTTGATTCCTTGAATGAGACTGTGTATCGGGAGGCATTCCTAGATACTGTCGCTAGTGCTCGAGATTTGAGAGCCAAGGTGGAAGAGCTAGAGGTGGTAGAGATAACCACACTCGAAGGTCTTTGGGACGATCTCGCAAAGTTGCGAGAGGATCTTGGTGCGCTACCGCTGCCTCGGTCATTGCATATCGCTGCTGGAATTAAACCAGTGAGTGCGGTAAGCTCTGATTTGGGTAGATGGAATGCGTACTCACGCATTTTCCGATCCACTAAGTCTAGTGTATCTAGCTAGAAGGGTAAGCCTGGAAGAGGCTTGTGACGTGGGGGAGGCGACTAAGGGCTCGGTTGAGCCGTGTCGCGCTACCGGGACGGCATTACCGGAGTCTACCTATGTGAATAGTAGGTCTCGGCAAGCCATCGTAGGCTAAGGCTCTCAAGATGGATACCCGATTGTATTACAAACGACTTGTCATGCACTTGTGGCATGGTGTAGTATGAAATCATCGGGCTCTTGGAACCTTCCTATGCGTCAGCCTTGTAGGGGCAGGTAAGGTCCGCTGAAGCGGATACTGCCTGTTCTAACTTATCTTATCGTAGAGTTAAATGATAAGGCTAAGCCATGAACCTATTAATACGGGGATTGGGGACTTAGCTCGAATATTTTCGAACCTGCATCTGAGCATCGCTCGGACTGGAATAACAAAGGTGCGGTTGTATGGAC